CTGTCCAGGATGTCCGTTTTCGTGATTTCGACTCCCCTCCCCCCGTCCGGGGAGGAAATTCGGAGCGAAATTCTCGATCTTGAGGCTCTCAGAGGCCCCAAAAACGGCTCCCGCGAGGCCGACTTGGGCCCTCACGCGAGCTCATTCTAGCGCCTGAGGGCCTCAGAATGTGAGCCTGGAGCCCTCTGGATGCGTCCTCTGACGCCTGTCCTGCTCGCTTTTGATCTCGTGACAGGTCTGGCAGAGCGTCTGGACGTTGTCAGGGTCCCACTTCGAGCCCTGCTGGCTCAGCGGGATGACGTGATCGACCTCAAGATCCTTCTTCGAGCCGCACCAACGGCACTGGGGCTCTGCGGCAAGCCTTGCGGCCCTGAACTCGCGCCACTTGCGCGTGCTGCCCGAGCCCCACGCCTTCGATCGATTGGCCCACGCCTTGCGCTTGTGCGCATCGCATCGGCCCTCGGTCGTGAGCTCATTGCATCCGCCCTCGGTGCACCGGGACGGAGGGGAGGTAGGCATCCCCTTCTCCCTCCTCCCCATCACCCCTGCCCTGGGGTCTACTGCCCCTTGTCCACCCCTGTGGACTCCCCGTTGACCTGGGTGGCGAGCACTCTGGCCTGGGCTTCCTTGCGTACAGGTACGGGACAGAGGATGACCTTGCCGCCGTTCTCGATGGTGATGAACAGCTGGTTCATATCCTTCTTGATCGCCAGAGCGAACAGCCCAGTGAGCAGTACGCGCGTGGCCGTGACGCGCTTCCCTGCCTCTTCCCCACGCTCGATGGTGATGCGTGCGCCCTCGACAGGCACGGGATCCTGGTTGGGGGCCCTGAACTGTCCCCCCATGACGGTGAGGCCTGCCGAGGCTGCTGTGGCAGTGATCTGCCGCATGCGCTTGGCTGCTGCCTTCTCCTCGTCGGTCTTCTTGCTGCCGAACACGGCAACCCCCTCTGTTCGCGGTTCAGATCAGCCATGGTGACTGATGATCCGTGAGGTGTCAGGGGATCAGAGGGACGATCAGGCTGCGTTGGGGCGCCGTTGGGGCGTGCGCCGGTAGGTCTTGGCGCGCTCCTGGATCTCGGGCAGGGCGTACATGGTCTTGTACTCGTGCCCTTGCCCGGAGTACCGCCCGTCGCCTTCGTACCGGCGGATCTTGCCGCGCCTAGCCCATTGCCGGATGGTGGGGCCCGGCACTCCGGTCGCCTCGGTCGCTTCGTGTTCGTAGACGAGGTCTTCGGGATACAGCTCGGCCGGTCGCATGGCACCCCCGGACATGCAGAAAGCCCCCGGCAGATGCTGGGGGCTTAGAGGCTTGCGGGCACACGTGTACTGCCCTGAGGGCACTGTGACATACGGTGATCGGCCCGGTCAAGCAAGGGTCGGATCAGGCCGGATATTCGCGGTGGCTGTTCAGCCGACGCTGCCGTCGATCGTGCCGTTGTCGTAGTAGTCGAGCATGTCCTGGTCCTTCTTCGGCATGTTGTCGAGCACGTTCCCGATGACGAGGGCGTCGTAGTCGTCCTCCTTCACGCCGTCGCAGGCGTCGGGCTTTCCGGAGCCCCCGGCGGCGGCCTGAGCGGCGAGCGCCTTCTTGCAGTCGGCGACGGTGTCTTCGTAGGAGCGGCCGGTCATCCACACGACGGTGGTGATGATGGCCAGGACGGCGGCGATTCCGGCGACGATGATCCATCCGGTGCGTCTCGTCATGCCCGGCTTGGGCGCCTGGGTGGGCATGGGTGGCATGGCGGGCTGAGGCGTGGTCATGATTCCCCCGGGGTTGCGTGGAGTCGGGATGCTAGCGGCGGGCGGTGGGGTTACGGGCGGGTCTGGGCGAGGTTCATCGGATCGGGTCCGGCGGCTACAGGACGCGGGCGTGGGCGAGTTCGGCGGCCCGGTCGAGGTAGCGGGCGGGCAGTCGGGGGTCGCGCTGGTTGTCGTTCCAGGACGGGACGGTCTCGGCGGTCGGGAAGTCGCGGCGGATCGCCTCCAGCAGGATCACGCAGGCGTCGTCGGCTGCCCCGCGGCTGGGTGCTTCGGTGCGGATGGCGCCGATCAGGCAGGCCGCGCCCTGCTCGTCGCGGAGCTGCCCGGTGCACCAGCCGGCCGCGTCGAGGCGCAGCCGGGCCTGGTGGAGGGTGGCTGCGACCGGGGTCGGGTACGGGCACGGGGCCGCGGTGGGGGTAAGCGGTAGCGGGGAGGCGATCTCGGGGATGGGGTCGGCTGCCGGGATGTGGGCGGTGTCGACCTCGAAGGACAGGTTGGCGAGGGAGAGGCGTTCATCCATGACGGCGCCCACCAGGGCCAGCCGCGCGTCCAGGTCGAGGACGACCGGGGCCGCAGCTGTCGTGACCGTGGTGGGCGCGCGCATCAGGGAGACACCTTCACGGGAGTTGCCCTCACGCTCGGGGCCGCCGCGGGTGTTGCCGCCATGGCCTGCGCGTACCAGGCCCCGCCGACGCTCTTCGCCTGGTGCTTCTTCTTCTCGTGCACGCGGAGCGACTTGGTCGCCTCGCGGGCGTCTCGGAAGCGGGGCTTCTCCTTCTTGCCGCAGGGGCAGGTCCAGCCGACCAGGCCCGTGTTCCTGTCGGGGCCGAAGCGGCTGGCCTTGTAGACGGCCCACTTGGAGACGCGCTGCTTGGTGGGCTTGGCGGGGCAGGGCTTGGAGCCGGTGAAGGATCCGTCCTTGCCCTTGGTGAAGATCTGTCCGTTGCCGTTGCACTTGGGGCAGCCTTCATGGGTGGCGCGGAGGATCGCCGCGTCCTTGCGGGAGCGGATGACGTCGCCGTGGTCGTCGAGGTGTCGGACTGCGAAGAGGACCATGCGGCCTGCGATCTGGGCGTGGAGCGGGCCGCCTCGCGGCATCTTGACGCGGGCGGCGCTGCGCTTGCGGGCGGTGGAGGTGCGGCGGGTCGCGGTGGTGGTTCGGCGGGCTGGCTTGCGCTTCGGGGGCATGATCAGGGCTCCTCTTCAAGAACTTCATATATATGGACCAATGGGGTGGCGGTAACCCGGCGGAAGCCCGGCACGTGCCCGGCGGACACCCGGCGACCTGCACCGATGCGTTGGATGTCCGCCGGGTCGACGCCGGGGCTACGCCGCCTTCACGCCGGGGCCCTGCCGGGTCTGCGCCGGGTCCAGGAGGCCGGCCGCGGCACGCTCGACGTCCTCTCGCCGCCAGCCCCGCAGGTAGGCCCCTTCGGGGCAGTCGGTGCGATCGGACTTCGCGCCGGGCGCGTGCTTGCGGAGCCGGTTGGACAGGGCGGTCGCGTCGACTCCTTCCACGCCTGCCGCCTCCAGGACCGGCAGCAGTACCTCGCTGGTGGGCAGGAAGGTCCGGGCCTTGGCGTGGAAGGCGCGGAGCAGGGCGGCGATGAGCGGCGCGTCGGTGTGGGCGACGGCGTCGAGGCGTTCGGCGAGGTTGTCGCGCTGCCCGGCTGTGGTGAGGGTGGCGCCGGCCTTGAGGACGGTGTCGCTGTCCATGCGGTTGGCGCCGGCGGTGAGGCGGTCGGGTACGACGGCGCTGATCTGGTCGCGGGTGTAGCTGTTGAACTGGTAGCGGATGGCCCGGTTGAACAGCCCGCCCATGATCATGGCTTGGCCTGCGTCGTTGGCGACGGGGCCGACGGCGGGCTTCATGCGGTCGGCGCGCCAGCCCTGGGCGCCTGCGCCCGGCCCGAAGGCAATCTTGATGTCTTCGAAGCGGCAGGCCATGAGGATCCGGTAGGCGACGATCATTGCGATGGCGTCGCCGAGAGCGTCGGCGGTGGCCTCCTGGCCTGCCATCAGCAGGTAGATGCCGTACTGGCGGCCGGTGCGCAGGATCTTGATGGCGAGTTCCTTGCCGCGGGGGCTGAGCTGGATGAACTCGTCGATGTTGATGTACAGGTTGGGGTGCTTCTCGGTGGCGTGCCACCGGTCCCCCATGCCCAGGGTGGGCAGGAGCTGGCCGCGCGCGGTGACGTAGGACAGGGCCTCTTCGAGGGCTTTCTCGCACTCTTCGGGGGTTCGAGCACGCCGGGCCATGAGGTCGCCGAACTCGGCGAGCCCGCCCTTGATCGGGTCGAGGTCCCAGACGACGGCGTCGCGGCAGGCGGTGAGCGCCTCGTTGATCGTGCGCAGCGCTCCGAGGGTCTTGCCCGCGCCCATGGCGCCGATGATGAGGGCGCAGAACCCGTCGAGGGTCAGCTCGAAGACGCTGCCGTCCATGGCCCGGCCCATCGCGACGGTGTCGTGGACGGACAGGGACCGCGGGGCGTGAACGGCAGGGCGGGGCATGTCGGCGAACGGGTTGGACTGGACGAGACGCACGATGATCCGGGACTTGTCCCGCGGGTCCGGCTCGATCATGAACCCGCCGTCGGGCAGACCCATCTGCGACTCCAGCTGGTCGGCCTTCGCCTGGACGCCGCCCGGGGTGGAGCCCTTGAGGACGACCTCCAGCTCCCAGCCCCAGGCGTGGCGGTTCAGGGTCTGGATGTCCCGGTAGTCGGCGCCTTCCGCGTACAGGGCGCGGCCGAGGCAGTCCGCGGCCTGGCCGCCGGACTGCACCCAGGCGAGCGGGTACGGCTCCTCGCCGTCGGGGTGGTCCTGCTCAGCGATCGCCTGCATCGGCGCGATCCCGGGCGCATTGGCGCGGTAGCGGCCGTACCAAGTGATCGCTGCGACCGCCGCCGCCGCGGTCAGGCTGGGCGGGATCTTCCACGACCAGTCGAGGGCCGTCATCCCGCCGAACTTCACGAGCGCCCACCAGCCGGCCAGGTTCAGCCCGGCGACCGCGCCGGCTGTCCAGCCGAGGAGCCGCCACCGCTTCCGCCGGACGATGTCGGTCTTGCTCCAGTCGGAGGACTTCGACATGCCGCCGATGGTTTCTTGGTAGTCGTGGGCGCGGACGTAGCGCCAGCCGAGGAAGCCGACGGCGCGGACTCCGGTGAAGAACCAGCGGGCGGACAGCCCGCACGCCCGGCCGGTGACCGAGGCGACGACCATCGCCGCCGAGCCGGTCCTGGCAAGGACGGCCGGGCGCGGCTCGTAGGTGGCGACGATGCCGGGCGCGATGTCCTCGCCGGACAGGTCGTCGGGCACGAGGAGTTCGCCGGGGATCACCTTCGACGTGTCCCAGCCGGCGGGGAACTCGGGGTGCTGATCGAGGCTCATGACGCGTCCTTCTGGCGGGCGTTCTTGGCGGCGATGGAGGCTTGGCGGCGGGCGCCTGCGGACTGCTTCGGGGCGTCACCCTTGGTGCGCTTTCCGGGGCGTGCTGGCGGGTTGTAAATGCGGGGCGGCTTGGCTCCGAGCACTTGCGATGCGACCTGCTGTGATGATCCGTTTACGGGGCGCTTCTCGCGGGCTGCGGCAACCCTCGCTTCGGCGGCGTTCCGCATGCGGATTACCTCCGCAGACTCACCCGGCTTGGCGCCCTCGACGTCGAGCTTGGCTCGATCCCAAATCGCGTCGGTGACAGTCGCCTGACCGAGGTCGGCGGCGAGCTTCACGGCGTGCTCCCAGACCTTCGGGAACATCGTTTCGCGTCGGGCGGCGAGCGTCGCCGCAGCCTCCTCGGCTGCCTTGCGCGCGGCCTCTTCCTTGGCGGCCCGCTGCTTGGCCTCGGCAGCCAGGCGTGCGGCCTCGGCGCGTTCCGCCTGACGCTTCGCTCGCCGCTCGCGTCGGGTGAGTGCGCCGTCGCGCTTACGAATACGGCCGTGTTCGTGGAGGTCCCAGACGCCGGGGCCGGCGATCGACGCGAACGCGGTTCCGATCGCGGTGGCGGGGTCGAAGGCGTTGAGGCCATGCCACAGGTTGATGCCGGCGGCGATGAACGCGAGGAGCCAGGCGATCAGCCGGTAGTGCCAGTGCGGGCGGTGTGAGGCGACCGCCGCGGCGGCGCCCTTGAGGACGACCCAGGCGCCACCTTCGAGCATGAGAGGCGCGGCCATCAGCCAGATCGCGTGCGGGTTGTAGAAGGCGTTGATCTGGACAGGCAGCGCGACGACGGCGCAGACGCGGTAGAAGTTCACCGCGTAGGAGCGCCAGCGGTCCTCGGCTTCGGCGACCTCGCTGGCCTGTGCCGCCTCGGCCTTCTGCTGCTCCTCGGCCTGCCGCCGGGCTGCGTCGCGGGCTCGCTCGGTCTCCTCGCGTTCGGCGTCTGCCTTCGCGATCTTCGCCTCTTCGACGGCCCGCTCGCGGCGGAAGCGCAGCTCGTTGCGCTGGTTGGCGAGGCCCTGCTTCTCGTTCTCCAGCCGCAACTGCTCAGCCTGCTCGGCGGCCAGAGCTTTCGCGGCTTCGGCCCGCGCGAGCATCGCCTGGCGTTCGGCGGCGGCGCGGGCTCGGATCGCCTCCGCCTCGGCGACGCGCACGGGATCCACGCGCGGCTCGGAGGCAACGGACGTTCCGTTGACCTTCTCGACGGAGGTGGTCACAGCAGATCAGTCCTTTCAGGCGGGCGCGCTGGTGCGCGCCTTGTGGAATTCGCGGATGAACTCGTCGGTCAGGCCGGAGCCGATCGCCGCCCCGACCGGGCCGATCCCGGTCACGGAGGCCGCCCACAGCTCCAGCCACGCGGCCCGGATCGCCACGTAGTTGAGGACCGGGCGGGCGGCACGCAGCGGAAACACGACCGCCCCGAGCCCGACCATCACCAGCAGGGCGAGAAGCCGCACCGTCCACCGGCCCACGAACCGGGCGGCCCGAGTCGGCCGGCCAGGCTTCGCGGTGATCAGATAGGCGTGCACGGTGGGCTCCTTCCGGGTCAGTACAGGTCGATGTGGGTGGCGGTCTTCCGGCCGGGCAGCTTGCGGACCTCGGCCTGAATGTCGGTCTTGGCCTGCCGGTCGTCGGGGACGGTGGTGGTGCCGGTCGCGACGGTGATGTCACCGGTGCGGTGGTCGCGGATCGTGGCGGTGAACTGGCGCTTCATCTGGTCTCCTTGCTGGGCTCGGGGCTGTCCCGGCTCCCCTCACCGCCCGTGCGAGACGGGCGGATCGGGCAGCAGGTCAGCGCTTCTTGCCCTTCGCGGTCTTCTCGGCCTTGACGACGCGGTCGTGGGAGGCCAGGTAGGCGGGGCTGTTGGGGTCGGCGTCACGGTGGTTGAACTGGGCGTTGTGGTCGCGCTGCTCGGGGGTGCCGTTGAAGAAGTTGCTGAGCTTGCCCATGGCGGGGTCCTTCCGGTGGGTGTGGGTGATGGAGGGGGCGGCGCCCCGGTCAGCGGCGGAATGCGGCCCGGAACAGGCCGATCACGTCGTCGGTGCGGTCGGTGACTCGGCCGGACTCCAGGGCCTCCGCGCGGGCCGTGTACTTGTTGGCGGCGGTGTCCTTGCCACGGTCGCGGGCCGTCTGGGCGGCGGCGCGGTTGGTGGCGGCAGCCTTCTTGATGCGGTCGGCCATGCGGTACTCCTCAAGTCGGGATTGGAAGCGCTGGCGCGGTTCCCCTCGACCGGGCCCGTGCGAGACGGGCCCGGCGGGCAGCCGGTCAGCGCTAGCTGCAGTTGGGGCAGTTCGGGTCGTCGCACAGTTCGATGCGTCCGCAGCCGATGGCGGCGGAGACGACGTTGGCGACCTTGCTGCCGGTCTCTCCAGCGACGGTGCGGCCGGCCTGCTGAAGGCGTCGGGCCACGGCCTCGCGGGGGTCCATGACCTCGGTGTCGCGCTTGCGGAATACGCCCATGAGGGGGTCCTTTCGGGTGGGACGGTCGGATGGCGCGGGGGTCAGGCAGCGGCCGGGGTGCGCAGCCCGCGGATCTCGTCGGTGAGGCGCGGGCCGAACGGGTTGTGCTGGTCGTACTCGGCGGCCTCGTTCTCGATGCGGCGCATCGCCATCCGGTCGCCGTTCTGGCGGGCGGTCAGCCACTGGGTGATCAGGTCATTGGGCATGGGGGTGCCTTTCACGTGGATCAACGGAATGGGAAGGGGTGGTGCGGGGTGGGAGGCCGCGGGCGCGGGACGGGGGGAATGTCGGACCGCACCCGCGGCCGAACAGGGGGCCTACTTCGGCCGGTTGGAGCTCCAGCGGTTGAGCTTCGCGAGCTTCTCGGACAGCTGCTTCTGCTCCTCGGCGGTCATCGCTGGCCTGCCACGACGAGGTAGCTGTCGGAGTCGAGGTCCATGACGACCTCGGCGGACTGGCCCTGCTCGCGGCGCCGGGCGGCTGCTTCCTCCGCCGGCCACGAGCCGCGCGGGTTACCGGCGGGGATGCGGTCCAGGACCTCGGCCATCACGCCACCTCGACCAGGTGCAGCATCCCCGCGGCGGCGAGGGTGGCGAGGGAGCCGGCCATCAAGTCCTCAGCGGCGGCGAGCGAGTCCGCGTCCAGGCCCGACATGGTGCCGGTCCAAGCGACGTTGCTGAGGTAGGCGGCGTGGACGGCAGCCGTCTCGTACACGGTCACGGCACGCACCACGGCGGGGGTGGCGAGGCGGCGCTCCAGGGAGCGCATCGCCGACACGGCGACCGGCGGAAGCGGAGCGGTGGGACGGGCGGTGCGCTCTAGTACACCGGATGTAATCTTCTGCATGGCTAGCTCTCCTGCTCATATCAGGTGGCTGGCTGCCCGGGAGCGGTGTGCTACCACCGCTCCCGGGACCCTCGGCTCCGGCTGGTGTGCTACCACCGACCGGAGCCGTCTTGCGTGTTGCGTGGCCTTGCGGCCGGTGCCTAATATAGGGCTATAGAACACGGCCCCGCAACCCACAGAATGGAGAGACATGACGCCCAGGACGGGCTACGCCGAGATCGCCGGGAAGTACCGGCGACTCATTCAGGACGGAGAGCTCGCACCTGGCGATGTACTTCCGTCCATGCGAGAGGTGAGCGAAGAGACCGGCGCCGCAATCGCGACGGTCAACCGCGCCTTTCAGATCCTCAAGTCGGAAGGTCTGACCGAAGTCAGGCCGGGCCGAGGCACCGTGGTTGCCGAGCACACGGACGTGGCCGTGACCGGTGCCGCCCGATTGGAGCGACTGAAGCGCACAGGGCAAACGCGTGCCCCGGGCGAGTCGTCCAGTCATCACTGGCAGGCGATGCGGTCGGTCGCCGATCCGCTCATCGCCAGGCTGCTCGATGTCGAACCGCACGACGAGATCGTCATCCGTCGCAGGGTGCATCACCGCGAGGGTGCACCGTCCACCTTCGACAGTTCGTTCATTCACGTGCGCGCACTCGGCACTGTGCCGGAGATCCTGGAAGACGGTCCACTGGAGCGCTGGTGGCAAGAGCTGTACAAGGAGCGCACCGGCCGCGAGGTCACTAGGTCTCCGGAGCGACGTACCGCTCGGATCATCTCAAGCACCGAGCTGGAAGCCCTGGGAGTCGACCTGTCCCCCGAGGTCACCGCCGCCGTACTGGTTGTCGTCAACGTGTTCCATGACGAGGACGGTCCGCTTGAAGTCTGGGAGGACGTCTATCCTCCCGGCGCCTGGCAGGCCGACGCCGAATAAGCGAACGGCCGAGCGGTCGGCGTGCCGCTGGGGCGGCTGCCGGGGATGTATGAGCTGACCGAGGTCTGAGCGCGACGGTAGGGCTCCACCCGTTTGGGTGGGGCCCTTCGTCACGCCGCGGCCCGCCGTTCGGCGAGCGGCAGTCCGAGCGCCTCCGAGTGCCCGTACTGCGTCGAGCAGTCGGGGCAGCGGACGCCGGCCGTGTCCAACGTGATCCGGAGGACGTGTCCGCAGTCGCATTGCACGCCGATCTTGCGGGGTGGCTTCTCTCCGGTCGTGAGCCGTTCGGCCTGTGCGGTGATCTGCTGGATCTCGTCGGCGAGTTCCCGGGCGGCGGGGTGCTCGTCGCAGATGACGGTGAGGTTGGCGAGGAGGACGCCGCACGCCCAGTCGACGATGGCCTGAACGCTGGTGTAGTCGGGGATGTCCCACTGCTCGCGTTCGCACAGGTCGCGGGCCCAGCTGCCGACGACGCCTTCGATGCCGCCGCGAGCCCGGAGGTCGAGGCTGTCGAGGCTGCAGGGGATGGGGGCGGAGCGGGTGCCGGTGCGTCCGTCGCCGCCTCGCCGTCCGGGCTGGAGGGCGTCAGCGAGCTGCCGGTACAGGCGGGGCAGGGCCCGGAGGTTGGCGGCGATGCGGTCGCGGCAGCCGGGGTGGACGCGGGTGCGGGACGCCTTGTCGCAGAGGGCGCACGGCGTGGTCTGCGGGGTGTCGTCGAGGAACATCGGCGGGGCTCCTTGCGGCTGTGCGGGTGGTGGCGGGTGTGCTGTGGCGCTATTCGCCGTGGCGTTCGACGTCCCAGTTCCGGTCGGCTGCCGCGCATTCGGCGACGTCCGGCCCGGTGTCGTGCCCGGTCTCGGGTGCGACCGGCTGGAGTGCGGCCTGCCACCGGTCATAGAGGGCGGGCCGGATCGGGTTGACGGTCTGCCAGCCGATGACGCTGCCGTCGACGCGGGTGAGCGCGTACAGGCAGGCGAGGACTTCGGTGAGGGCGGCGGCTAGCCGGTCGGCGTGGAGGCGGTCGGGGTCGGTCATCGGTTGGCCTTTCTCGCCACCTGTGCGGCCGCCTGTCACGCCGCCGCCTCCCGCCGCGCCGCTACGTGCCCGTCTGACGGCCTCGCAGCCTCCCGGACGTCCGGAGCGCCGTTCGCGGGCTCCCGGGCGCTCTCGCGGGCGCACAGCGCCTCCTGGGGCCTCACGCAGCCTCCCGCTGTGCGTCGGGTACGTGGATCTCGTGGATGCCCAACTCCCCCACCGCGAGCGCGATCGCCACCGCCTGCGCCCGATCTGAAGCCCCGAGCCGGCGGTAGGCGGCCGTGAGGATCTCCGCGACCGAGTGCGGGGTGACGCCACGCCAGGCAGCGATCTCCGCGTTGGAGTTGCCGTTCGCGGCGAGGAGCAGCACCTGCCGCTGCCGGAGCGTCAGGGTTCTCACAGCCAGTCCCCCGTCGTGGTCACGTCTTGGATCGTGTGCAACTGCACGAGGGTGAGGCCTTGCCCGCGGAGGTCGAGGTCGCGCGGCTCGGGTTCGGCGGCGAGGAGGTCAGCGCCGATGTCGCACAGGTCGGTCCAGTCGATGTCGTCGATCACGGCTGCCTCCTGGGCTTGCCGGGTGCCAGCCGTCCCTCGCGCCGGGCCTTCTCGGCGAGGGCCTGCTCGATGACGAGAGCGGGCACGAGGCCGGGGAAGCAGTCGCGGAGCAGTCGCTCGGCGCCAGCGTTGATGTAGCGGCGGCGGGCGGGCCGGGTCGTCGGCAGGCCCTTGCCCGGCTGCGCGGCGGTCACTGCGCGGCCTTCGATCGCCCGCTGTACCAAGGCAGTGCGAGCCCGTCGTTGGCGGCGCGGGGCACGAGGTGCAGGTGGAGGTGGAACACGGACTGCGTGGCCTCCCGCCCTCGGCTGGTGATCAGGTTCATGGGGCGCGTCGACCACTGCACCAGCTCGGCGGCACGTCGCATCGTGATCGCGGACACCCCCGGGTCGGAGGTGAAGTCGGCGACATGGGCCTTGGGGACGACGAGCGTGTGGCCCTCGACGACGGGGTTCAGCGGCACGAAGGCGACCGTGTCCGGCCAGTAGTCGGGTTGGACGATCCACTCGGCGGGCGCGCGTCTGGCGACGATCTCGCAGAAAGGGCAGGGCTGTTCAGGCACGGGTGGTTCCTTCCGGTGGTGCGGGTGCCGCCCCCACGACGCAGGGACGGCAGAGCGGGGTCAGGCGGCGGGGGTCGGCCCGGGGCAGTGGACGTAGGCCATTCCGGGCTGCGGCCACCAGGCGTGCGGGCTGTGCGGCTGACGAAGCACCGCTTGGGCGCACGGCATCACCTGCACGCCCGGGGTGACGACATGCTCCCCGTCGTGCCCGGCGGGCTTGATGCAGCCGGATCCGTCACCCGGGCCCTCGCCGTAGGGGCAGCTGGCCACGGCCTGCACCGCGTCCTGCCCTGTCTCGCCGGCCACACCACCCGGGCCGGACGCGGCGGCGGCCAGGCGGCGCAGCAGCGGGCACGGGCCGCCATTGCACGCGCCGGTGCTACCGCACTGCGGGCACTCGGCTGCATGGCGGCGCAGCTCGGCCGTGGCCCACGTGATCCCGTTCTGCACGGCGATGGGAAACGGCGCGCGAGTCTCGTCGATGCGGTCGGCGGCCTCGCGGAGGATCGCGGGCCGGTCGGCGGGCTCGGGCAGCACGGCCAACACCGCGTCTCGGGCCGCATCCATCGCCGCTTCCAGGCCGTCGTCCCAGCCGGACTGGTAGTGCTTCGATCCGTCGGGCGACGGGGTCTTCAGCGCGAAGATTGCCCGGGTGACGTGCTTCGCCAGCTCGGCGGGTGCAGGCGACACCGGGGCAGACGCGGCGGCGTCGGGGTCGTGCAGCCGCGCCTCCTCGGCCAGCCACTCGGGCCAGTTGGCCGGGTCGCCGTTGTAGTGCTGCCCCGGCAGCTTCTCGCCCGAGGGCACCACCTCCCCGTCGCGGAGCCACTGACCCTTGACGTAGGCGTGGAAGCGGCCGAGCTGAGAGTCCTCGGCGGCCCGGTAGGTCAGCGACACCTCGGTCGGGACGAGGAAGCCGGGCCCGTAGGCGTTGGCCACCGGGGGCATGCCGCGCACCGCGTAGGTGACGTTGCGGCCGATCGGGATACGCAGGGGCTCGGCGGGCGTGGTGTCGGTCATGTGCTGCTGCTCCTCGGGCTGTGATGGACTGGGGGTGCGGCCGCCCCTGATTGCGACAGGGGCGGCCGTGCTGCGTTCGGTCACGGGGTGGGGCGGAGCGGGATCACGTCGGCCAGCCGCTCGCCGGTCTGACCCGCAGCAGCCAGGCAGGCCGCCACGACGGCGATCACCGGGCAGCGCGGCGTGAACTCGGCGATCCACTCCGGGCCATTGCGGATCGCGGAGTCTCCCGGCTGGGTCGTCGCCCGCCAGTGGATGTCGCCGTGGCGCAGCTCGCCCTCCCGGGCGGTGCGGGTCCAGCCAGCGGCGAGCAGAGCCTCGGTGACCTCAGGGCGGTAGTCGGTCATCGCTGCGCCCCCTCGGCGGTGGCCGCGTGCACGGCGGCGATGACGGAGGCGCGCATCTCCTCGGGCATGCTCGGGTCGAAGGCGAAGTGGATCCGCGCCCCGGCGATGTCGACGTGCTCTTCGTCGGGCTCCAGTCCGTCGGCGCCGAGGTTGATCGCCCAATCGGACACGTCGGCCGCTTTGCCGAGCAGGTCGTCGATGGCGCGCTGCGCGGCGTCGAACTCGCCGTCGCCGAGCTGGTCCCACGTCGTGCCGGTGGAGTCGATCTCGGAGCCGTCCATCATTTCGCCGATGCCCATGAAGTCCGGGTCGGCGGCGAGGATGCGGTGCTGGTGCGCGGCTTCGGCGCGAAGGTCTTCGTCGGTGTACGGCTGGTCGGTCATCAGTTACTCCGTTCGGTTCATCCGGTTTTCGCGTCCCGTCCGGGTCGGGCAGGAGCGTCGTGCACCCGGTCCGCAGGCCGGGCGGGGAACAACGGGCGAGGTCACGCGGCCCGGTCGTGCTGGCGGGCGGGATTGTGGGTGGCGCGGGCGTGGAGGAGGCGCAGCGCGTGGGCGCCTTGCTGCCAGACGACGCCGTTGCCGATGGCGCGCAACTGATCCTCACGGCTGAGGTCGGGGACGGCGGTGACGTGGCCGGCGGGCAGGCCCTGCATCCATTCGCTGAAGGCGGGGTTGAGGCGCCGGTTGCCGCGGGTGCCCGGCTGGGTCGGTTCCGGGGCCGGTCGGCCGGTGACGGTCTCCCAGCGGCGGATGGCGGGCCCGTAGTCGACGCCGTTGGTGCCGATCCAGTCGCCGCGGCGGGGCAGCCAGTTCACGGCGAACTCGTTGAGCGGCCGGGCGTTCGCCTCCATTAGGTTGGAGGCGCCGGACTTCCAGTCCCGGGACGCCGGGGTGGGCAGCAGGGTCACGTTTCCTGCGGCGGCAGCAGCGTGACCGCGGTCCGCAGGTTCATTCCGCCCTTGCGTTTCTCCGAGGTTCCCGGCCCGCCCGTCCCGTCGGAGGTCGTTGGGGTCGGCATCAGTGCGCCAGGCGAGGATGATCTCCCGCCAGCGTTCGTGGCATGCTCCGACGGCGGGATCGCTGGCGGGTAGACCGATCCATTCCGCATCGAACCCGAGGTCGGCCAGGTCGCCAAGTACAGCTCCGAGTGCTCGCAGAACAGGTTCGTCGCCCCGGTCTCCCACACACCACGTGCAGGGTTCCAGGTCGCTGTGGGCTGGTCGGGAGAGGATGCCGCGGACATTTTCGATCACCACGTATCGGGGGTTGAGGGCGTCAATGCCTGCGACGCAGTGCAGCCACAGACCGGATCGGGTACCGGGGGCAATGCCCGCGCCGCGGCCCGCGAGGGACAGGTCGGTGCAGGGAAACCCCATGGCGGCGAGATCGATCGGCCCGTGCTCGGCCGCGACCTGGCGCCAGTTGAGCGCGGTGATGTCGCCGAGGTTCGGGATGGTCGGCCAGTGGTGGGCGAGGATCTTCGACGCTCCCTCGTCGGGGTCGGCGTGAAAGACCGTCTCGCCGCCGAACGCAGCCTGCACCGCCATCTCCAGGCCGCCGAAACCCGAGCAGAACGACGCGATACGCAGGGCGGTCATGCGGCTTCTCCTTCGGCGTGCTGGTGCGGGCGGGGTAGGGCGACGACAGCGGCTTGCTCGCACTTCGGGCAGGTGCAGCGGCCGTGGGTCGGGGTCGGTCCGGTGGCGGTGGTGCCGATGGGCCAGCCGCCCTTGTGGGCGATCCGGTAGCCGGGCTCGGCGGGGGCCGCGGTCTCGGCCGGGGCCGGCTTCGGGGTGGCGGTGCGGCCGGTGAGGTACTGGAAGTACTCGCGGAGGCTGCCGTCGGCTCGCATGGCGGCGATGTCTTCGATCGTGGGTTCGGTCATGTCTGTGCCATGTCGACGAAGCGGCTGTAGTGGCCTTGGAATGCGGTGGTGATCGTGGCGGTGGGGCCGCCGCGATGCTTACCGACGATCAGGTCGGCTTCGCCGGCCCGCGGGTGCTCCCGCTCGTAGGCGTCCTCGCGGTGCAGCAGGATCACGATGTCGGCGTCCTGCTCGATGGCTCCGGATTCGCGGAGGTCGGACACCATCGGCTTCTTCTCGGTGCGCTGTTCGGGGCCGCGGTTGAGCTGGCAGAGGACGATGACGGTGATCCCGAAGTCCTTGGCGATCAGCTTCAGGTTGCGGGAGATCTCGGCGACGGCCTGCTGCCGGTTCTCGGCGCGCGGTGCCTGCATCAGCTGCAGGTAGTCGACGATCACGAGCCGGAGCCCCTTGGTGCGGACCAGATTGCGGATGCGAGCCCGCAGAGTCGGCAGGGACAGCAGGGCACCGTCGTTGATCCACAGTGGAGCGGCTGCGATGTCCGGGGCCCGGCGCGCGGCGCGGAGCATGTCCTCGTCGGTGGCGATCCCCTGCTTCAGGTGGTGCAGGGCGATGCGCGCTTCGGCGGAGAGGGTGCGGTCGGAGAGTTCGTCTTTGCCCATCTCCAGCGACTCGAACAGGGTGGGGATGGCGTTACGGATGGCGGCAGCGCGGGCGAAGTCGAGGGCGACGGTTGACTTGCCCATGGCGGGCCGGGCGCCGACGACGACGAGCTGGCCGGGCGCCCAGCCGCCGGCGAGGAGGCTGTCGAGATCGATGAACCCGGTGGGGATGCGGTCTTCGATGCTGGGCGGGGTGGTGGCCCGGTCGATGCTGCCGCCGAGGAGTTCCCCGATGGGTGCCAGGTTTTCCTCATCGACCGGGCGGACGGCGCCGTCGAGGTCGGCCTGGATGGAGGCGACGTCGCTGTCTTCGTCGAAGGCGGGCGAGCTGCCTTTGAGGATGGCGTCGTAGCCGAGGGCGACGACTCGGGCGGCGACGGCTTTCTTGGTGACGCGGATGGCGTACCAGGAGGCGTTGCCGTAGTGGGCGTGGTTGCAGAGCTCCATGAGCTGGTCGGCGGCGGGCACGCGGGTGGGCATGCGGCCGTCAGCGTGCCAGGTCTCCAGTTGGCGGTGGACGGCGAGGTGCTTGAGTTCGCCGTCACGGAAGCCGGTGCGGAGTTCCTCGACGGCAAACCAGGACCACCGCAGCCAGTCGGTGGTGATGTCGGCGGGGTCGAAGCCTTCGGCACCGAGTTCGTCGATGACCGCGGGCTGCATGATCGCGGTGGCGACGAGGACGCGTTCGGCGTCGACGTCACGGGGCCGCTCGGGCGGTCGCGGCCCGGTGTCGGCCGTGAACGCGTCGGGGGGCCACAGTTCGCTGTCGATCACGCGGCCCTCCGGCGGCGGTCGTCGCCCTTCATCGGGACGCGCTCGCACATCTCGCGGAGCCGGCTGATGACGCGGTCTCCGAGGCGCCCGGCCAGTTCCTTCGGGTCGACGTTGGAGGTCATGAGCGTCGGCAGGTGGTGCTCGTACCGGTGGTTGATCAGCCGGAAGTTGATCTCTTCGGTGAACTCGGTGGGTTTCCGTTCGGCGCCCAGGTCGTCGACGAGGAGGAGGCGTGCGTCGCGGTAACGGCGGAACTCGGCCTCGGAGTCGATGCCGTGGCGCGGGCGGAGGGCCGCGTACAGGTCGGCGGCGGTCGTCACCGACCACTGCCCGTGAACGCCGGTGACGGCCAGTTCGCGCATCGCCCCGTAGGCCTCGTGCGTCTTGCCGACGCCGGTCTGGCCGAGGAGCAGCAGCGACGGGCCCACGTTGATCGAGGCGATGGGTGCGCCGCGTTCGGCCTGCCGTTCCTTGGCGGAGGCGACGAGGTCGTCGATCCACGTGCGCAGCTGCGGCAGCGACGACACGGCGGTCCGGTAGTGGAACGGGACCTGGCTGGAGACTTCGAGGTAGGTGAACCGGGCGACGTTTGCCGGGGAGTGCGGGTCGAAGTCGTTGGTGTTGAACCAATCGGCGCTCAGGCCGCGGGCGGCGAGCAGCGGGGCAATGTCGTGGCCTCGAAGGTTCGAGGGCGGGATGTAGTACATCTCAGAAGTCCTCGTCGTAGATGGATTGATCGGCGGGGTTGCGGTACGGCTGGTAGCCGCCGGCAACGGCGCGGAGCTGTGGACGGTCGGTGCCGGCGGGAGGCAGCGGCGGGAGTTCGCCCCAGCCTTTGAGGAAGTAGTTCGCCGACTCGACGTCGGTTCGGGCTGAGGCTTTGCGGGCGTGGTCGACCATGGCGGGCACGCCGCTCTTGGCGATCATCGCGAGGATGGGGAACCAGCCGTTGCCCTTGAAGGGCCAGCGGACGTAGATGCCTGCTGCGGTGATGCCGTCGACGAGCGGGCGGGCGTCTTCGGGGATTCCGTAGCCGAGGGCTCCGGGCCGGCTCTCCTGCTTGCTAGCTAGAGGGGTAGTAGTTGAGGGGTTAAGAGGGGTAGGGGTCCCGGAATCCGGGACACTGACGTCCCGGATTTCCTGACACTGAGACGGCTCAGTGTCCGCATTTCCCTGACACTGACCGTTCGGGTCAGTGTCAGGAGTTCCGGGACTCTGAGGGCCGTCAGTGTCCCGGTTTCCGGGACTCTGAGAGGGCGGCTCAGTGTCAGCGATTCCGGGACACTGAACCTCGGGGAACTTGGCGAGCTGGTACTTGGCGGTGCCGTTCTTCTGGCCGGCTGCGAGCTTCGTGAGGACACCCTTGGCGGCCAGCGACTTGAGGACCGCGTAGAGCTGCGAGCGACTGAGCTTCGCCCCGCGGAGTACCTCGGGTCGCTCGACGCTGTTCCACGTGACGCGGGTGTCGTCGTTGGCGTCCTCGGCCAGGACGACGAGGAGGAGCTTCTCCCTGTGCGTCAGGGCCTCGGGTGCGCTGGTGAGCACCTCGACGATCAGGCGGATTCCCACGGGTGTCTTCTCTCGATCGCAACTGCGTGCAGGGCTGGCGGTGTTGGCAGGGCCGGTCCTCCGCTGCCATACTACTTTAAAGATTGGCCACATTGGAAGGATTGGAAATGACTTACACTCTTGCCATGGCTGCTGACCAGGGCATTCAGATCGCCGACGACGGCGTGGCAGAGGTCTCGATGACCAAGGCCCGTGCCTCGCTGACCGCGTTGATCCGCGAGGTGGCGTGGGGCAAGAAGGTCGGCGCCTTCAAGGAGCGCGGGGAGCGCGCCGCCTACCTGGTGACGCCGGACTTCTACCGGCAGGCCATCGAGGACCGCGCTCGTCTCGAATCGCTTGAGACCTAGTCGGTGCATCGCTCCTCCTCTCCTCCCAGCCCCACCTTCCGGCGGGGCTTCGTCGTGTGCGGGCTAGGCGGCTTGCTGCTGCCGGCGGTCGCGCTTCTGTCCGGTGCGCCAGTCCTGAACGATCTGCCGGACGGTGGAGATCGACATCTCGCCGTTGAGTCGGTCGACGATCTGTTCGGGGGTGTCGCCGTGCCAGGCGAAGTGGATGATCTCTTCGCGGCGGAGGGCGGCCCGGTCGAGGAAGCCGGGTTCGCTGAGGGTGGCGGCCGGATCGAAGTCCGGGTCGTCGAGGCCCTCCTCGTCCCACCAGGCGGTACCCATCCATCCCTTCGCGGCGGCCCGGTCGCGTGTTCTCTGTGCGAAGTGGGCGGCAACGCCGTTGTCTTCGGGCTTGAGGGGAGAGAGCTCCGCGTAGAGCTCCTTGACGTAGGACGCGACCCAACGACGGACGGCGATCTCTCCGGGCTGGTTCTGCAGGTAGACGATGAATTGCTTGGCCTTGCCGCTGCGTCGGCCGAGCTCTGCGGCGGTCCATCCGTCGGCGGCCAGCGCCCGCAGGCGCCTGACGGTTCCGAGGCCGGGAATGTGGGTGCCTGAGCCGCGGAGTTCGGTGTCGCGAGGCTTGACGGCGAGGACCCGGATTTCGGTGCTGCGGTGGATGGTTCCTGCAAGTCGGACGATCCGATAGAACACGTCCTGGCCGATGAGCGCGTCGGCCATGATCTCCATGTCGGGCATGCCGGCGTTGCGAAGGCGGGCGATGTGGCGGGCGGCTCGTTCCGGGGTGGTGGATCGGCCGCGACCGGTGGCTCGCAGGAAGCGCCCTTGTAGGACTTCGGCGGTGATGCCGTCGGTGCACTGGCGGCACCTGCAGCCGCGTCGGTAGCGGCGGGCGTCTCCGTGTTCGAAGGCTTCGGCGGGGATGGCGGGCCTGGTCACGGCGTCTCCCTTCGCGGGCTGGGCAGCTTGTAGATGGCGTTGCAGGTGTCGAGGTCGGCTTGCCGGCGGGCGGCTTCCGTCTGCCGTTTCCGGCGTTCGTCCCGCCGGTCGAGGACGGCGCCGAAGCCGAACCAGCCGACGAGGGCGACGACCGCGGGCGGGGCGAGTACGGAGGGGACCGGGTGCTCGGCGATGAGGTTGATGACCCAGTCGGCGATGGGGCTCACGTCCGCCTCCCGTTGACGTGCTCGACGGCGAGGCCGACGGCCGCGTACAGGGCGCCTGCAACAGCTCCGGCGGCGATCAGGGCGAGGTACAGGCGGCCGAGGGGGACGTCCTCCAGGCGGGCCATCACGCGGCCTGCTTCCGCTGCTCGATGCGGGCGGCCTTGCGCTGGGCGGCGATCTGGCGGCCCTTGACGGTCAGCGTCCAGACCGCGATCCGGTGCCCGTGCGTGTTGGCCTGGGTGGACGGCACCATCCGCCCGGTGTGGGCGATGATCCCGCCGGTGCGCAGGGAGTTGATGACGGCGCCGAGGAACCCGTGGCCGAGCTCCGGCAGCACGTCGCGGAGGTCGTTGCACGACCATTCGTCGTGGCGCTGGCCGAAGTGGAAGACGGCCCGCTCGACGAGGAACTGGTCCCACGAGGACTGGTCGGCGATCTCCTCCAGCAGGAGATCCTTGTCGGCTGAGGCGAGACGTTCAGCAGGGGTGAGCTTGCGGGCCATGGCGGGCTCCTTGTCGCTGTGATGTCCTTGTCTGGTGGCGACCGGCCGTATTTCGGGTACGGCCGGCCGCCGAACGGGGTGGGCTACTGCTGGGCGAGTTCGTTCTCGGCGTCGGCCTGCGGTTCGGCGGCCAGCCAGGCGAGGAGCGGGCCTGCGATGTCGCGGGCTCCCTGCGGGCGCGGGATGACCTTGCGGGTCAGGGCCGGGCAGCGGGACTTGAGGACTTCGAGGGTGTTGTCGATGTCCATCGCGACGGCCACGTCGAACTCGTACTCGATGCCCTTGCGCTGCTCGGGCCGGGTACCGACCTGCTTCGGCTTGCCGCCTTCCAGCACCCACTCCGTGTAGGAGCGCATCGAGGCGACGACGTGGCCGGGGTAGGCGAGGATCGCGGCGACCATGTCGTTCTGCATGGGGGTGCCGTCTTTCCAGCCGGCGAACTTGTTGCCGCCGTACTTGGCCTTCGCCTTCTCGACCTGCTCCAGGGTTCCGTCGGTGCCCTTCCAGAAGTGGGAGAGGCTGTCGACGAACACGGTCGGGTATCCGGCCTGGGCGGCGGCGTCGAGGGCGCGGGCGAGGTCGCGGGGGTCGTAGCGGTCCATGGCGAGGGTGTCGAATTGGATGCCGCCGATCCCGGCGTAGAGGCTGGCGGCCCCCTTCTCGGTGTCGATGACGGCGAACTTGCGGCCTCCGGACAGGCCGTGGCAGATGCCGAGGCCGGTCCACGTCTTGCCGGAGCCCGACATGCCCTGGATGGACAGGCGGGCCTTGCGGCCGGCCTTGCTGGCGGGGGCGAACGTGAACTGCGGGGAGCCGTTGTCCGCGGTGCGGGGTGCGGTGCGGACGGGCTGGCCGAGCTGGGACATGCGGTGTCTCCTAGGCGTACTGGCGCTCGACCCACGAGGGCAGCGCAGTCATCGGGTTGGGCAGGTAGCCGGGCCATTCGCCGGTCTCGCGGCAGATGGCGTAGGCGTTGAGGGCGACCGTGTTGAGGTGGCGGCCGATCTCGCGGGCCATCGGGTCGCAGGTGGTGACGACGACCAGGTAGGGCGGCTCTTTCTCCTGCAGCACGAACTGGAACGGCTTCTCGGGGTCGGCGACGTCGAGGGCGAGGCCGGCGTCGAGGTACCACTCCTGCTGCTGCATGTAGCCGTGCTCGTTGAAGGTGCGTTCGAGGTCTTCGCGGCGGCAGGACCGGGCCGTCTTGTAGTCGACGATCTGGCCGTCGTGACGCAGCCAGTCGAAGCGGGCCCGCCGCCAGACGCCGTGGTCATCCCAGAACGCGGACTGTTCGGCGGTGCCGGAGCCGGGCTCCAGAAGGGCCGCGGCTTCCGGGTCGGCGCGCAGTGCGGCGGCCATGGCGTTGACCTGGTCGAGCTCGGCGCGCTTGAGCGGGATGTTCCCCTCGGCGCGAATTGCTTCGACCTCGGCCTTGATGGCGTTGGTGTTCCACTTCTCGGCGTCGACGAGGACGAGTTCGGGACCGTCGTCGAGGACGAGCTTGTGGGCGGCGGTGCCGAGTTCGAGGGCCTTCTTCGGCGGCTCCCGGTTGTCGAGCCAGTACTTGAACTTGGCGGGACACTCGGCGACGAGCTTGCGGGCGCCGCTGGAGGAGAGACTGCCGCCGGGGATCGGGTCGGAGTGGTAGAGCTCGGCGTCGATGTCGTACAGGCCCGGCTCGACCGCAGCCGGCGCCTCGACCTCGACGGCGGCGGTCATGCGGCACCGTCCCCGGGGACGAGGCGCTCGCAGTCCTCGCACAGGCCGGCCTCGGGAACGAACGGGCCGTCCTCGTCGCCGCAGCGGGTGCAGCGCAGCGGCTGCTGGGTGCTGGTCATCAGAACGGGTACTCCTCGGTGGTTGTGCGGCCGGGCCAGAGGGGCAGTCGCCAGGTGCG